ATTCATACTCCTATTTATTAGAATTTACAAGTTAATATTTCTTTGGTCTATAATTTGCATGATATACAATCAGAATCCTCTTCATCAAAATCGATAACCTCTAATGGTTCTTCTGCGGCTTCTTGTTTGGAACCCTGCTTATCCATAAGGCTGTAATAGAAGCCTTTGAGACCCCACTTGTGTGCCAGCATTAGGTTCTTTGCAATTAGTGTGGTGGGAATTTTTCTACCAGGAAAGTGTTTTGGCGAATAGAAGGTATTGGTGCTGATGCTCTGGTCAACATATGCCTGAATCACAGCAGCAGTCTTTAGATAATCCACACAATCTCGCTGGTCCCACATTAGTTGGTATTTGGACTTTAAGCGATTGTATTCTGGCACAACCTGAACCAGTGAACCAGCCTTGCTTTCTTTAGTGCTAATCAGGCTCATAGGCATCTCAATACCGTTTGTGGAGTTAATCACAACAGAACTACTTTCAACGGGTGCCACTGCCATGAGTGTAGCATTTCTCACGCCATACTGCTTCATTTGCAGACGCAGTGGTTCCCAGTCCAGTTCTGGGGTAAAATCTGTGAGTTCATTCACACCAGAGTTTCTGCGTTCCCAGGGGAAAATACCCTGACCATAGAAAGTTTGGTCGCTGTGCAGACACTTGCCACGCTCTTGTGCCAGTTCAACAGTTGCCTCTGTGAGATAATAGGCACAGTGTTCTTGCCAGGATTTCACTTCTGCCAGTGCCTCTGGAGAACCATAACGCAATCCTCTCTTGGCATGCCAATAGGCTAGGTTGGTAATACCAATACCGATTGGACGGATTTCATCGTTGCTTAACCGGCTTTGAATACTCAGGAAGTCTTGGTAATCCAGGATGTTGTTCAGGCTGCGTAGAAGAATTCTGCAAGCACGACGCATATCTTCTGGGTTACGAAATGCTCCCCAGTTCATACTACCGAGAGTGCAGAGTGCGATACGCCCATTTGCGTCGTCTAGACGTTTGAATGGCTTTGTTGGAAGATTGATTTCCAAGCAGAGATTGCTCTGGTAGATTGTGTGGAACTTAGTATCAAATGGCCCTTGTTTCTGCACATTATCAATGAATACCAGATAAATTCTACCAGTATCAGTTCTCTCTTTAAGAATCCCGCCCTTGAACACTTCCTCAGCACTCATGGTCTTGGTGCGTAGGTCTTTACGTTGCTCGTACCGTACATAGAGTTTTTCAAACAACTCAATGTCTTGGTAGAAGGCTTCATACAGGTCTGGAACTTCATTTGGGTCAAAGAATGTGATGTTTTCACGATTCTTAAATCTACGCCAGAATAGTGAGGATAGAACCACACCATAGTCCATGTGGCGAACACGTGTTTCTTCTGTTCCCTGATTATTTTTGATAACAATTAGGTCATCAAATTGCAGATGCCAGATAGGATAAAATACGGTTGCACTGGCATTTCTGATACCACCTTGACTGCAACTACGCAGGTCTCCATACCACTTCTTCAGGAATGGAATCATGCCTGTGTGCATGATTTCTCCGCCACGGATAGGTGAACCCAGGGGGCGTAGTCTACCAATTTCCAAGCCAATACCAGCGCGTTTGCTGGCATACTTTGCCATCATCTCTCCACTGGCAAAAATACTGTCTAGGTCATCATCACTACGGATTAACACACAAGAACTGAATTGCTTGGTTGGTGTGCCAAGACCAGCTAGTACTGGTGTTGCTAGTGTGAACAATCCATCACTGGCACTTTGATAGTATTCACGGATATAGCGTAGACGTGCTGAACTTCCAGGCTCATTATGAAACACAGTTGCTGCTGCAATCATATAACGAACTTGTGGAGTCTCATAGATTTGATTAGTTGCACGGTTGCGAACCAGATATTTTTCAATCATCTGTTCAATAGCAGCATAGGAATATTGTTCATCTTTTTCATGGTCGATGATATCGTTCATACGATTCCAATCGTCCTCGCTATACCAGTCCAGCAACTCTGGTGTATATAATCCCACTTCCACGTTGCGTTTTACAATTGAATACAGGTGTGGTACAGAGTAAGACTTGTAAACATCTTTTCTCAGCATGCTAAGACGCTGTTTTCCAGCCACATACTGATAGTTAGTATGACCTGTGCCTTGATTACTATCCACATCAATCAAATCAACGATAGCACGCAGTGTGATGCCATCAATTTCTGTAGTCTTGATACCATTATAAAAATGTGGCTGTGCCTTGATTTCAATCATACTCTGGCTAACATCTGCAACATTATTGCAGACCTTGGCAATCTGTGCCTGCCATTTTTCAATGTTTAATGGTTCTCTTCTACCATCTCTTTTTATAACGTGAATTTCACCTGATTTTGGCAAAGCCATAATACTGTTCCTTTGTTCAAATAAAAACTGTAGAGAGTAAAGTCATTTATTCTAGATTTAGTCTAATTAACTTGGGTTAAATTCTGATCTTGATATGCAGAAATTACATGCAAGTTAGGATATGAAAACCTATTGTTCTCATAACGATATTGTCGCTGCACCATGGTTCCTGTGCCCAGGGAACTTTTCTTGTATAGTGTGTTATATTCATAATTCAAAATATAATCACTATCTACTTGTAGCACAATACCCTGAAATTGGTGTTCTGTATTTTTAAGCAACATTAGTTTTAATCTCTCTGCGGTCCATCTGCTGTCAGCAGATAGAATTAGAGTATAAAACATAGCAAGTGAAATTGCACATTCATCAAAGTGATTTTCATAGATTAGTTGCCAGGGATCTGGCCATAGGTCTGGTCTATCCCAATCTAAGATTCTTTTTTGTATCGGACAAGTTGCCCAAAATTGCACAACACTTGTTAAGTGGTCATGGTCTGAAAGAGTTTTTGTTAGTGTTGATCGTAGGCTTTTCCATTTTTGTAAAATAGTTTGATTGTTGGAAAAATCTGATGCAAGCATGAAACCCCCTACTAAAATAATTACTGCAAATATAGAAAATTATGTGTAATTCAATTTAAACATGATAGCATTGCTATCAAATACATCTAACCGAAACCAGATAGTCATTGATTATATTTCCAATTGTAAAAGTGATAGTGTAACGGTTATATTTGCGCTGAATGCAGTATTGTTTGTCACTGCGAGCTGCACATCTGTAGTAGGTGAGCTTTCGTCATTATATCCAATAACTCCTGGACTCATAGTAATTTTCTGAGATCCAGTTGTTATTACTTCTGCTATTACTCCGCTGCCGGGTGTTGGATCGGTATTTTGCGGTCTTCCTGCATCAGCAGTTCTTGCTGCCGTTGTAGTGTAAATGCGTACCCATGCTGCATCACTTGTTGTTACAGAATATAAAGCATAGCCCTTAAAACCTGTGATTGTTACGTTGGCTGTTGCGGCTGCAGCAATAGAACCTGTTGATACAGAAGCTGTTGTTCTGCTGGTTAGGCCAGAGCCTCCCCCATTGCCAGCAGGACCAGTTGGACCGGTAGGTCCTCCCGCCGGTCCAGTTGGACCGGTGGCACCTGAACCTGCTGGACCTGTAGGACCCTGGTTGCCTGCTGCACCTGGTAATCCATTGCTGCCTGCTGGACCAGTTGGACCGGTTGTTGATGCTGCTCCGGTTGGACCTGTTGCACCATTTGACCCTGCTGTACCTGCACTACCGGTAGCACCCCTTGCACCTGTAGGACCTGTCACGATACTTGCTGCACCCGTAGCGCCTGTAGCACCTGTTGCACCTATCGTCCCAGTTGGACCTGTTACTCCACCACTTCCTGCTATGTTGGTTTGTTCTGGATCGAGAATTATGCTGTTGGTAGAACCATTGTCTTCTACTCCAATCGCATAGACGAATGAATCACCCATGCTTATATTTTTAGAAGATGTAGATGCCCAGTAGATACTTTTTACCGAGGTTCCATTACCAACTCCATTATAATTATTTCCAATGCTTACAAAAGAGTAATTACTATCATTGTACAGACCCCAATCTTTTATATTATTTAAAATACTATGGTCTATACTGACTCGAACTGGTCCACCATAATTACTGGGATAACTGTTGATACCACGATAACATACACTTAGTTTTGAAAAAGAAATTCTGGTATCTGTCACTGGATCTTGACAAAATATTCCATTAGAAAATCCTGTAATAGAGGTGTTATGCATACGAAAATCAGTTGTGGTAGTTGCATTTCCAATTGATTGAAGCCAAACACCACATTCAGCATCTTCTACGAGTGAAAAGTTCCAACCACCGGTAATAAAACAGTTAAACAATTTAAAATGCTGGTATCTTACCAGTCTTAGTGCTGTTATTCTTGTACTATTTGTATTGATATTGATATCACTGATACCGATTTGCTGAGGCAGGGTTGCACCATTCAGTCCGATATTAGCACCTGTTTGTCCTAAACTATCTGCTGTTTCGAACATCCAAAGCATATCCGTTCCGGTCATTGCGGTTATACTTGTGCAGTTAACACCCGCACCTTGGATAGTTATAAATGGATATAGTAAAATTGTGCTGTTAATAATGTAGTTTCCAGGAGGGAAATAAAGAGTTACTGCTAAATTTCCATTCTGTGGATATCCATTTAAAAGCTGTGCAATGGCTGCATTTATTGCGGGAGCGTCATCCGTTACTCCATCACCCATGGCCCCAAAGTCCTTGATACTTGCAAAATCATTTAGTTTGCTCTGTAAGGTTCTGGGAACGGCACTTGTTAAATTTGCACCACTGTTTTGGTACTTGGTTGTGATAATCTCATCATTTTGGCTATACTCTGTGAGTATTTGTGTATTATCACCATACCCAGGACTATTGCCAATAAAAAGTTGACGGGTGTCAAGAGTAAATCCCAACTCTCCCTCAGCAAGTGCTGAGGGCAAATCAGCATATAGCCCTCTACGATTTTGTATTCTACTAATTATGTCATTAGCCATTTTTTCACAAACTCCGGATGTTAGATATTTAGCAACTGGATAATAAATATTCCTGGAGATTTTGCATATGCGCATTCAAGAACTAATTTCTGAAGCCGGTGGAGTAGGAAAAATAGTCAAAGGTGTTAATACAACACCTGATATTCATCCTGGAGAAATCAAGAGACAGGCTGCTAAATTTGGTATGACGGTTGATGATGAATCTCGCCCACCAATAGCAAATCCAGATGGAACTTTTGGTGAAAACAGTGAACAAATCGCAGAGACCTGGAGCAAAAAATACAAACGTAGTATTGATTGCAGTCATCCAAGAGGATTTAGTCAAAAGGCCCACTGTGCTGCACGCCGAAAAAGACAGGCTGGTGGCAAGACCAAGAGCAAGAGTGTTAGCGAATCCCAAATACCCAGCAATGTTCTAGAAACCATAGATATGATGATGGAACAACACGGACTATCAAATGAAACTGCTGTCGGAGTTGTGCTGGAAAGTCTTGATGAAAGCCTGCGTGATTGGTTCAAAGAAAAGTGGGTGAGATTTGGGCCAGATGGTAAAATCCGTGGTGCCTGTGCAAGAGGGAAAAGCAGCGAAGGCAAACCAAAATGTCTCCCACAAGCAAAGGCACACGCACTAGGCAAGAAAGCCAGAGCAAAAGCAGCCCGCCGCAAGCGTAGAGAAGATCCTAATCCAGAACGCAAGGGCAAGGCTCATAATGTTGCCACTAAGGAATCGGTGAAATTGTTGGACAAGCCAACGATGACGGTTGCTGAACTTGCCAAAAAATATCGGGTTACAGCGGATGAAGTTAGTGCAGAATTAAAAAAGGGTATGAAGGTTGAGTTGGAGCATACTTCAAAGCAGGATGTTGCCAGAGAGATTGCACTAGACCATCTTGGTGAAGATTTATACTATTACAAGAAACTTGCTAAAATTGAAAAGATAAGTGAAGAACACGGACAGTTTGTGATATATGAAAATGCTGTTGTAGAACTTGCTAAAAAGTTAAAGAAGCATCAGGAAGAACTACAGAATTGTAGCAAAGATACCAGATATGATAAAATTGATGCAATTATGCAATCAATAGCCAAAGCCAACGGTATTACAGCCAACACTCTGCACAAAGACTGGATGCAAGTTCATCACCAACTACCAGATAATTGGGTGTTATCTGTATCAGAATCTTTTGGGGCGTGTCCACATTGTGGTGGCAACTTGGTGAGTGAAGCAGAACTACAAGAAAAACAAGACGCTTGCTACTACAAAGTTCGTCGCAGATACAAGGTATGGCCCAGTGCTTATGCCAGCGGTGCACTAGTTCAGTGCAGAAAGCGTGGTGCTAAAAACTGGGGAAATAAAAGCAAGTAGCACTATACCCCATAGTATTGTGCTACACGGTCCCACCACTGTTGTGTAAAATCTTCTAATTCTTGACCACTCAAAACCCAATGTAGCGGTTCTAAATCCTTGGTGCACATGAGAATTACACCCTGTTTAATATCAGTGCCATGAACAATATTATGTGCACAAATATAAGCACACAATTGTAGTT